CTTAATGGTAAAAAAAATATTGATTGTTGGTGGGTCGATAAGTTGGATGACAAGTATGTTAAAATATGGAATAATGGTGCTTTAAAATATATACAAAATTTTTCTAGTTTGATTAAGACAACTTCTTACAATTTTAATCAACAAAAAAGATTCGAATTTTCTACTTTACCTTTATTGCATAGTAAAAAATATTTTGTAGAGTAAAGATTGCCTCACCTTAAATCTTTATTGCTATATAATACCACATGATCGTATGAAGTTGACTGAAAAGTGTCTCGGACGGCGGTTCGATTCCGCCCAGGTCCACCAGAAGTGCATATCGACTGGTATCGGCAGTAGCCAAAAGGTCTTTGTGTGCTTCTGATGGGCCTGACCTGGTTTCGACGGGGCAATAAGTAGGAAGATGGACGGTTCGACACAGAGAGTCGCTAAAAGTAAATCGAAGTAAACGCAAACGAAGAACGTTTCGCATTGGCTGCCTAAACACAGCCTAGGGTTTCGGTGGGTTTCCTCGTAACAGAATAACCCACCATTCAAAGGAGATCATTGATGCATTTTATGAAACTTGTTTTCATAGGCATTCTTGGATACTTTTTCGTGCAACACTTTCATATACTAGTCGATCAAAAATTTGAAGAGGTTAAAGAAAGTAAACATCCGCCATATGTCACAATGGCTCAACGCGAAAAAGAACTTGACTGTCTAACGAAAAACATATATTATGAAGCAGGAACAGAACCTTTTGAAGGCAAAGTAGCTGTTGCTCAAGTAACCATCAATAGAACTAAATCAGGTAAATTTCCAAAAGATATTTGTGCAGTTGTATATGAACGAAATTTAGTGTATAATAATTTAATCTGTCAGTTTAGTTGGTACTGTGATTCAAAAGCGAAAGTGAGGCCCATCCATGCAGCAACCTATAAAGAATCCGAGGCTGTGGCTAAAAAGGTACTTCTCGAAGGATTCAAACTTGACATTATCAAAGAGGACACATTATACTATCATGCAGACTACATCAACCCAGGATGGAAAAGACAAAGAGTTGCCAAAATTGGAAAACACATCTTCTACAAAGGCTGATTGGCAAGAAAGACTTTTAACCTTTCGAGAAGGAATCAAACATTTTTTTGAACATAAGCTGAAGCCTAGTACAGCAGAATCGATTGGTTGGCTCGGTATTGTTCTACTTCATGCCTCGCTTATTCCAACATTTCTTGCTATAATGGCTGGCATAACAGACAAAACTCCTCCTATCGATCTTGTTTTGTTTATGTGGGGAGCTTTAGTCATGGGATTTATTCGTGCTGCTATTTTGAAAGACACAATAAATGTTCTTACAATTGGTGCAGGTTTTATTGTTAATTCAGTTTTTCTTGCTTTGATTCTATTTAAATGAGCCCATTTGAGCAAATTTTAGCCGAACTCAGAGCAGGAACAATTTCTAAACCAACTGTTAGACCTAGAAGGTGGAAATTGTCGGGTCGCAGAAAAAAAAGAGTATTGAAAAGATTTGTTTGGGATTCTTATGACTTTCCGGCTCCCATTTTGAGGAATAATATGGAAGATAATAGTATTTTTGTTGGTGCATCAGACTTTTCTGATTATGTTTTTAGTAAGATGATGAAGGAGCGTTATGACTCCGATTTGTCTACCATCAATGAAGAATTGAAGTTGCATGGTAATCGCAAAGTCTGGAACGAATATATGATGCAAGCATACATCGATTGTAAAATTCTTCAGATGAATGATACTTCAGGTATTATTCTGTTGGACAATTTGAACTTCATTCGATATGATGCATCATCGAATTCTATTGAAGTGAAAATTTATGGCGATGAAAAATTTGTTCAAGAAGAGACTGACGTTCTTCTAAACGAATTTGAGGAAGTGACATCATATATTGAATGGATTTATTCTCAGAATGGTGATAGCGTTAATGTTCCTCTAAACACTAATTTGCTTCCTTGTGATGAGATGTATCCTTTTCTAGGTACACCTCTAGCAGATTACTATGATTCTTTCATGAAGTCCAACTCAAATGTTCTTCTTTTGATTGGACCTCCAGGAACAGGCAAGACAACTTTCATTCGAGGTCTTCTCTCACATACTGGATCATCAGCAATGGTGACATATGATGCTTCGATTCTGGAGAAAGATTTCGTATTCGCAAACTTCATTGAGCAGAATGTAAATCTACTTGTTCTTGAAGATTCGGATAATTTTTTGAAAGCAAGAAGTGAAGGTAATACAATGATGCATCGATTTCTGAATGTTGGTGATGGTCTAGTCACAACAAAGGGAAAGAAGTTGATTTTTTCAACAAATCTTCCTTCCGTTCGTGATGTTGATGAAGCACTGATTCGACCAGGTCGTTGTTTTGATATTCTGAAATTCGAAAAGTTGGATGACAACCAAGCTAAGGCTTTGGCTGAAAAACAAGGTTTTAGTTTGAATGAAAAGAAAGATTCTTGGACTCTCGCTGAAATTTTTGGTGACAAATCTAAGAATGAGTTAAAAACTAACCACAAAGTCGGTGGTAAAATCGGTTTCTTTTAAGGAGATATATTATGGCAGTGAAACAATTTAGTATCAATCAAATTTCTGCTGAGGCGGATCGCAAGAAACTTCTCGATGCAATTCGCGAATGTTCTAATTCAATGACAAGAATCGAAGCAGAGAAGGATCTTATCAAAGAAGCGGTAAAGACTGTATGTGAAGATTTGAAACTTCCAAAACGACTTGTAAATCGTTTGGTTAAAGTGTATCATAAACAGAACTATGATGAAGAAGTTGCAACACACGAACAATTTGAACAACTCTATGAAACGATTGTAAAGTAATATGCCTACAAAAGAAGAGATGCACAAGTTCTATGAAGAAATAGAAAATATTGTTTCTGGAACTGATTACAACTATATGGAAGCAATCATAGAATATTGTAATCGAACAGGAATGGAAGTAGAAGTTGCATCAACCCTTGTCAATAAAGATTTGAAGGCTAAAATCGAAATTGATGCACAAGCATTGAATTTACTTCCGAAAACTAGACGTTTACCAATATGACAGGCTATGAAGCGTTCAGCATTTACCATGTCTTGAAATTACATTTCACAACGAATTATGATTATTTCAAGTACAATGGTAAATGCAACATCACAATCGAGACATTCGAGAAAAGAAAAGACAAGTATTATTTTTATAAGTTGTCCAGAAAGTATGATACAGACGAATATAAAGAATTTGTTATTTCTAATCTTTTGAATGATCCCGATTCTTGGGCTGGCAATCTACTGACAGATGAAGCGAATGAAACGCACTACAATCGAATGAAACGAATTCAATCATTGTCCTATGTTTTCAAAAATGATTGCCATGAACTCTCAAATCACGGCAAAGTTAACGATTTGTTAAAGGTTTGCAGTGACTATCCGAAACTTTTCGTACTCAGTAGACAGGGAACTGTCTGTGATGAGACTGTTATCATATTGAATTCATTGATGAATTTCTTACCTAAGTGGAAGGAAAAAATCAAGGATACCATCGTCTGGCCTATTGCTTTTTCTAGGTGGATGAGATATACTCCATTTGTAAGTTTCGATAAAGAAAAATGTAGGAAAATCGCTCTAGAGGCATTTAAATGATCACAAAAATTTATCTTGATATGGATGGTGTTCTTTGCGATTTTGAAGCAAGGTACACTAAACTTTTTGGAGAATCTCCAACACTTTCTCGCGCTAACAAAGAATGGTCGGACAACTGGACTAAATTTGTTGAGACTGAGCAATTCAAAACATTGGATTGGAATCCTGGAGGTCAAACACTTTTACAAGTTGTAAAAGATACAGGGATTGATATTGAAATCTTGTCTTCTTCTGGAGGCAAAAAGTATCATCCTGTTGTTGAAGATCAAAAGAAATTTTGGTTGCAGAGTAAAGATATTCGTGTGAAGGTGAACATCGTACCAGGTCGTTCACTCAAAGCAAAATATGCAAACTCAAAAAGTATTTTGATCGACGATACACCTGATGTTATTGAGTCTTTCAATAAAGCAGGTGGTTACGGAATTCTTCATGTAGATGTAAAAGATACCGTAAAAAAACTAAACCACATCTTGCATGTTGCTAAATAATAGTATATTATGTTTATGTGGACAATTTAAATACACCGTTTATACACCGTTATACGAAAGGAAATATCATGTCATTTGCAAATCTCAAACGCAATCGTTCTAGCCTCGATAAACTGACTAAAGCAATCGAGAGCACCAATCAAGCTGCTGAAGCTGGCTCAAAAGACGATACTCGATTCTGGCAACCTAATGTAGACAAATCTGGAAACGGAATGGCAGTTATTCGTTTTCTTCCCGCACCCTCTGTTGATGGTGAGGATGGTCTTCCTTGGGTACGAATCTTCAATCATGGCTTTCAGGGACCAGGTGGTTGGCTGATTGACAACTGTTTGACAACTTTGAATGAGAAGTGCCCTGTGTGCGAACACAATAGCACTCTTTGGAATTCAGGTGTCGAATCGAACAAAGAGATTGTTAGGAAACAAAAGCGTAAGCTTTCATATGTTGCTAACATTTATGTTGTATCCGATCCTTCAAATCCTGAAAATGAAGGAACGGTTCGTTTGTTTAAGTTCGGTAAGAAAATTTTCGACAAGATTACTGAAGCAATGAATCCAGAATTCGCGGATGAAAAGCCCTTGAATCCGTTTGACTTCTGGGAAGGCGCTAACTTCAAACTGAAGATTCGTAATGTCGAAGGTTATCGCAATTATGATAAATCAGAATTCTCGGATCCGTCTGCACTTTTTGATGGTGATGATGCTAAACTTGAAAAACTTTATGCTCAAGAACATTCACTCAAAGAATTTCTTGACCGTAAGAATTTCAAGAGTTATGAATTGCTGAAAGGTCGTTTGGATAAAGTTCTGGGTTTTGAAGGTGATACTGAAGATGCTCCTGCTCCCGCGCAGGCGCGTGTGACTGAAGCACCAAAGTCGCTTATGCCAGCACCAACTAAAGCACCCGTAACTGCTGAAGAAGATGATCTAGATTATTTCAAATCTCTAGCAGAATCAAACTAAAACAAAAACCCCGCGAAAGCGGGGTTTTTTCTATCTTGTAGTGCCAGCAAAAGCCAGATTAAAGAAAAGTTCTATTGTATCTGGATTTGCAACTTGTGGTGTTGAAGTCTTCGGTGCGGCTGCTTGTTGATTGGGTGGTGAAGGAGGAACTGGAATAGCAGGTGCTGAAGAAGGAGCACTGAAGCCTCTAGTTGTTGCAGCTAGGTCCTGACTTTTCTGATCCAACATAAGCCCAGGTATTCTTTGCAGGTTAGCAACTCTTTTTTGCATTGCACCTTCCGATCTATCGAATGGTCTTGACATTCTAAGACCGAAATATCGTGTTGCTTTTTCTACATCATTTATTGTTCTAAAAATTTTATCATCTTCTGCATAATCAGTTTTCATAATTTTCAACATAGCATCAATATTTTTTTCCGGGTCTAACAACTGTTCTTTAGTATACCCAGGATGAGCTTCGGTATTGATTTGAAATAATCCGTAACTTTTTTCAGGAGGCTCACTCTTTGCTAAAGGATTCAATCTAGATTCTTGTATTGCATTCGCTACGGCTGCCATAGCTTGTTCTTCGGAATAACCCGCAAGCAAAAATTTTGATCTTATCAAATCTATCATAGCTTTTGGGCTATGGTCAACTCTGGTTGGGCTCAATGCTCTCGTATCTCCACCCGAACTTGGTGTTCCTTCTCCCCTCTCCCTATCTGCTCGAACCTGTTCCAGATTTTTATTAAAATTTGCACCCAGAGGAAGGTTTCCTAATGTCATCTGTTCTTTTTGTTGTTTTTTTAATGCAATTTCTGCTTGGAGATTCATTATGTCCGATTGTAAAGATATCATAGCATCTTTTTGTGCCTCATTTCTTGGAACAAATTCACCTTTTTCATTTTTTATCATTAAACTTTCTAGTTTTTTTGCTTGTTCTTGTTTAGCGGAGACTTCTTCCTCCAAGTCTGCTATAGTTTTTTCTCTACCTAGTTTTCCCAAAATCCAACCAGCTCCTGCTCCTATAACAAGACCTAATCCGGCACCTTTTAATCCCAGTAGTGAGCCGACTGATGCACCAATTGCAGCACCCATAGTTGCGAAAATTGCTGGTTTGTATTGATTGATAAATTGACTGAAGTGATAACCAAACATCTCGCCAATTTTACCAAAATTTTCTCCTAGAGTTATAAATGCTGCTTTGGTGTAGTCCATTGTAATTTTGGTTCCGTCTGAGATCATTTTTCGAATTGCTTTGAAATCATCACCAAAAGTTTTTTCAACCCAGTCATATATGTCTGTAAATTTTGTTGTTGCAAAAAGATTATTCAATTTTTTCGCTAGTTGTTTTAAAACCGGCTCTTCACTTTCCAGATCAACACCCAAAAAATCTGCGATGCTTTTTTGGATAGAATCAAAAATTCCTCCAAAATTAATTCCTTTAGACATTTCTTTGATTGCATAAGCGGACGCTGCTATACCTACAATACCTAAAAGAGGAGCAATTGCAATTACAGAACCAAGTGCTCTAAAAATAACAGAACCGACACCACCGCCAAGCCCTGCTAGACCACCAACTATTCCACCCAAAAATGATGAAGTTGATCCTGTTGTTTTTTGTGGTGTAGTAGTTTGAGGTGCAGCCTTTGCAGATGATAATAATGAATCTCTTTTTGCTGCGCCCATCCAAAGTGCATCAGCACCCTTTGAAGATTTTCCAGTTACCGATTTTGTCAATGATGCAATATTTTGGCGAGTGATGTTCATGTCTCTCGCCATCATATTCATATTAAATGTGTTCTTAGCAACAACTTTCAGTAATGCTTCTTGTCTTTCATTAGATTGTTGCAAAGAAGTCAGTTCAACAGAAGGTGTATCAGACAACCCAGAAACTTTTACTCCAGATTTTCGAATTGGTGAATATCCTTTTCCAAAAATTTTCTGACCTGTAGATCCCAAAAATCCTTGCCCACTGAATAGCAAGTTTCTGATGTCCATTCGTTCAGCAAGCCCTTTTCCAGCGGCTGCACCTAGAGAAGCTAATACGCCTTTGTTTTTTAATTCTTGGCGATATACGGTAGAAAATTTAGTTGCCATTATTGTTTTCTTCTTGCTAGTTGTTGTTGTTTAATCTTCTCATTTTCTTCTTCAATATATTTGAGAAGCATAGTAACGTATATACTTCTTTCCCACGGAATCATATTATCTAATTCTGTCAAGCTGTATTTGTGATGTTGCATAAGTGAGAAATTAGTTTGGTAATGGTTACTCAGTGATTCATAACGAAAGATCATCCGAAAAAACTTTGGATTCCTTCTAATACAAGAGATTCTTCATATTGACATTTTGGGCACTTGAAGTTAATTTCTTTTTTCAATTTAGGTAAAGTTTCAAAAAATGCTTGTACTTTTAAAAATTGCTCTCTGGTTAGACTGTCAATAAATTCAACTAACTCATTTTCGGGAACATCTTTTGCATAGTAAATACTTTCTTCATCGTAAATGTAATCGATAGAATTGATGATTGTTCTTGCGACCACATCAGCAGCAGAAATTTTCTCATTGTTCTTCGTTAACTCTTCAACACCTTTGTAAGTTGGATACTTCATTGCAATACCTAGCTTAGGTGTTAATTCAATTTTCTCTTTGACATCTTTAAGATCCGGTTCCACTTCAAGTGCATTGAAACTCAACTTAACTAAATTATCACACTTTTTCTTTTCACCTTCGACCTCAACATCATTGTTGCATCTATATTGCAATTCAACAAGTTCACTGACCGATCTTGCTCGCAAATGCATGAAAAGAAATTCGAAGTCTACAATCGGTAAATCATCAATATTAATTTTACTTACAATGCAGTTATTTAAAATCTGTTTAATTGCCAATAAAATAGAATCTTGATTATCTGATTCCATCGCCATCAAAAGAATCTTTTCTTCTTTGACGAGAAAAGGTCTAAACTTAATCTTCTTCTTACTAAGAGGTAACTTTAATTCATATAAAGGCACATCAATTTTAGGTAACATAAATTCTCCATTAAAAAATCTGTTTAACTTCAGCTATCGTTCCTTTTAACAAGGTTTTCAATGCTCTTCCTGTTGGTGTTCCAGCGATTCCCGCACCAACAAGTGCAGCACCTATCGCTCCAACATCATAATCGCCCTTGTAGATCGTTCTGAATTTTTGATAAGCAAATTGAACATTCAGTCTATGAAAACCTTCTTCAGACCAACTTAGTGTTTGTGGGCTTATTGCTTTAGGAAATGCATCGATTAATTCGACTGCATACACTTGCTTAAAAACATCATCATATTGAACAATTTTAATATCAGTTAGGAACCTAGTTCTTTCACCTTTCGCAAATCTTGTATTATTAGTATCCGTAGGAACTATTGCTTCAAGCCATCTATCGAAAAGTTTTCTTTCATAGAAATCATTGGTGCAAAGGAAAGTAAAAGAGATATCTCCGTAAACCGCTTGTCTTGGCACTTGGAAAGTTGGACCGTATATTTGTACTTCATCAGTCTGTAAAGACTTTCCTGGCAATTCTGTAGATTCACACTGCAAAGCCAAGTAGCGACTGATGACAGGATCGAATGAACGTGCTCCATCTTCAGTACCAATTACTCTTGCGGTGATGTCTGAGAAGACAGAATTAGGCAAATTCAAAAGTCTTTCGATTACACTTGTCGAAACGAATTCGCTTATGTATCGTGGAATTGGTAGTACGACTTGAAATCGGCTAGGTCTTGCTAGCCCATCTTTTGCATTGATATTCGATAAGAATAATTGTGGTAAGAATGCCATTAGAATTTTTTCCTTGAGTCTGCCCAGACTTTACTGGTGCTTGCTTTTTCAAACTGTTCTACAGGTAACAGAGCAGCAATATCCCATTCGTTTGCTGGTATCTCCAAAAATCTAGATTGTACATGGCTTGAAAGATATCTTTTTAAACATGGTGTTGCTTCATAAGCCTGGGAGAAAGCAGAAAGTGCTTGATAGTTCAATCTGAGTTTCGTACTTTGGTCGTATGCTCGATTTGAAGCAAAACTACTCAATTTGTCTAATAATATTATTCTGTGTTTAGGATGAATATAATGCAGGTTTATGCCTAGAAATCCATCACCATACAGTTGTATAGGCATAACCAAAGGAAACTTGTCGTAATAAGGTAACTTATCTTTTGTTTTGGGATCATAATAAAAGAAATACATGTGACCGACAATACTTGTCAGAGTCATTCTTTCATCCGCTCTGGTCATCAACTTTCTTGCTGTAGGATTCAAATCTGGAATTTTAGAGCGAAGCCAGTTCCTAGCTTGCCTTGAGCGAGCTTGATACCCAGTTTTAGCTAACTGTTGATTGATACGATCCATTAAATAAGCCATGGCTCTATTTATTTGCCTTATGTTAACCTGGTTTTTTAGGTTCCTGGATTATAAGTATTGGTGTCCTCGGTTCAGATTAATCCTAAATCCTTCTCCGTAAGTATCTTGAATTGCCATCCATGTTCATGGCAGAATTCATCCGCAGCTTTCCACTTCATTTGATTTATAGCGTATGTAGCTGCTTCTTGAATGAATTTTTTAGTTTTCTTCTTTTGTGTAGGCTTTTTAGTCTGTGATTCAGGTTTTACTTCAATCACGTATGTCATAACTGTATTATCCTTTCTCTGTACTTTTATGATGAAGTCAGGAAAGTATCTGTGTCTCTTTCCATCAACTGGAGAGATATAAGGAATAGCCAATTCTTCCGATGACCACCAGATGATATTTGGGTGATCATCGAAGTATTTCATACAACGAAGTTCCCAGGAAGATCGATAAATGATATTTTCTGGGTTTCCTTTGTACTTTTGAGGGTTTTGAGGCTTAAACCAGCCTTTGTAAGTGTTTTTTCCGTATGACATATAAATATGTAGTCAACTCATAGGAAAGTCATGTCACTATTCAACCTCAAAGACATACGTTATATAAAAAATGACAATAGAAACTTCACTCAAGTTTCAAAGAGATATGATTCAAATGTCTACAAATATCCAATAGACCTAGGAAATACAGACAAAGGGCATTATATGATAATTCATATCAATGTCCAAGAAAAGTCCAGATATCAAGCTAATTTGGATGGACAGAATATACCTTCGGTTTTTAGAAGTGCAAATCGAACGGGTGGAGCCAGCAACTTAGGTGGATATTTTGAAAATGTGGTTGGTTCTTTGATCACTGGAGGATCAAATGCGATTAACAATGCGGTGGCCGAAGTTGAGTTTGCCAATTATTCTATTGCAGAAGGTTTCGATGGACCTTCTAAAACTTCACAAAATCTCTACAATATAGCAAAATCAGTTCAAACGACTGCTGGATCAATAGAAAAATCTTTACCTAAAGAAGTTAGAGACTTTATTGGAGGAGCAGCCTCTTCAGTTAGCACTTTAAATAATGTAAATTTTTTGAGAACAATAAAAAGAACAACAGACAGTATCGCATTATATATGCCCAATACTCTAGCTTTTACGCACAATCAAAATTATCGTCAATTGGAGTTGGGTGGAGAAAATGCTGCATTTTTTGGAGCTGGAGCTTCAATTATAACTGATGCTATTAATGGAAGACTTTCCGCTCAAGACATAGGAAGAAATTTAACTCCTTTTGTTGCACAAAGAGTTTTACAATCTCGTTTAGCGTCATCTCTTTTAGGACAAAACTCAGCACAAGCTATTTTTACTGGTGTAACAGGGCTTGTACAAAACCCTATGATGGAATTAATTTATACTAGCCCAAGCTTTAGAAATTTTAGATTCGACTTCATGTTTCACCCTCGAAGTGAAGTGGAATCTAAACAAGTTTATGATATAATTGAAAGATTGAAATTTCATCAGGCACCCGAAATAGCACAAGGAACAGCAGGTTATTTTTTGATTCCTCCTTCAGAATTTGATATTGAATTTTATTATAACGGTATTCAAAATCCAAACATACCTAAAATATCAACATGCGTTTTGAAAACAGTTGATGTTGACTATGCTCCAGGTGGTTTTCAGACTTATGAAGTTCCTGGAGAAGATTATCCTTATCCAGGTAGAACAGGAAGCCCGGTGAGTATTCGTATGAGTTTAGGATTTGAAGAGACCGAAATCGTAACAAAAGGAAATTTAGAAGGTAATAGAAGTCTCTTAGAAAGAGCACAAACAGAAGTCGGACCAGGCTAATATGGCAAATTTCTTTAACTACTTTCCAAAAACCGTTTATAATTTAGATGATTCTTTTGGGTTAGACACAATTACTAATCTAACAACTGGATTTTCTTTTGACAATAACATACTTGACAATTCAGTTTTGTATTATCAATATACTATTCCGGACGGTGAAACACCAGAGATCGTCGCTCATAAAGTTTATGGTTCGTCTGAAAAACACTGGCTCATATTGAAAATGAATGGAATCAAAGATGTCAAAAATGATTGGCCTCTCGATCAAATCAGTTTTGCGGATGCAATTGATAGGAAGTATGCTAATAACGCAAACGTTGGTCAAACAGGTTATGAATGGGCACACGAAAATATTCATTCTTATTACAAAATAGAAACAAGAACACTTGTATTAACTGGTGAAAAAACAATAGATATGATTCAAGTTGATGCTGATGTTTATGCGAATGTATCAACTGAGCAATCAACGTATACATTACCAGACAACTCTTCTGTAATTGTGTCAACCAGTAAACAATCTAAAACGTATTACGAATATGATTCTGAGCAAAATGAACTAAAAAGAAATATTAAAATTCTGAAAAGAGAATATATTGGTGTTATAGAAAAAGAGTTTAGAGAGTTGATGCGTAATGGATGATAGAATTATTCATACGACACAATTTACAATAAAACAACTGGCGATAGTTTCCAAAATAGGAACTATTGATGTTACAGGTTTGTTTGAAGAGTTGAATATTTACGACAGCATTTTCAATCCTTGCATGACAGGAAATATAGTTATAAGAGATGCTATAGGATTATCAGACAAACTATCGTTCGATGGTTCAGAAGCGTTGATAGTAAATATGGGAAAAACCTCTGAAGATGGTTTAATTGAAAAATCTTTTAGAATATACAAACAAAGTGACAGAAAATCGGTTAGTATGAATGAAGAGCAATACATTCTTCATTTTGTTTCTGATGAATTTATTCTGTCCCAACAAATAAAAATACGTCAATCATTTAAAGACACATATTCTAAAATTGTTTTAGACATAGCATCTAATTACCTATCGATGTCTCAAGCAAGTTTTGGAATTTTAGAAAATACGATTGGTAACAGAATACTCTTAGTACCAAATAGAACTCCTTTCGAGGCTATTGATTTGTGTTGTAGAAGAGCCATAAATTATAGAGGATCACCCACTTTTATATTTTTTGAAAATAGAGAAGGTTACAATTTCGTAACTTTATCTACTATGCTTGCAAGACCTGAAAAATTCTTTATTAATTTTCAGCCAAAAAATTTATCAGATGATCGATATGAATTGATGGGTGCTAGAGACTATGATATTATTTCACAATTTGATTTGAACAAAAATATAACATCAGGTCTTTATGCTGGAACTTATTTGGGATTTGATGTCACGAATAGAGCGATAGTTAAAAAATACGTAGATTTTAATTCAACTTATTCATTAAGCGAACATGCAAATAAAACTCCTCATGTGGGAATAATAAAAAATAGGGCAGGATTTGAAAATACGAAAATGTTTGATTCGAGAGTTGTATTTTATCCAACATCTGTTTTAAGTTCTAAGAGTGATTACGTTAGGGAGAATGATCCTTTTTCAATTGATGTTGAAGATGACAATTACAATTATCTGATACAAAGAGAAGCACTATATAGAAACTTAGTGTCAAGAAGAATTAGAGTCACTATGCCTGGCAATTTTGATTTGTCTTCTGGTTTAACTGCAAATCTTTTGATTCCTAAAAGAAGTGAAAAATCTCAGGATGAATCTACCGAAGATTTATCATTAAGTGGCAAATATTTAATCATTGCAACAAGGCATATTATAAGTTATCAGAAACATGAAACCATAATTGAAGTTGCTACAGATTCAAATAATAGAGATTCTATGTACTTAAATACACAAGCGCAAACTGCTGCTTTAGAGGTATATTCTTAATGTATAACGCACAAAATTTAGATCCTAGTTTTTCTGGTCTTAATTGGTTCACATGGTTTGTTGGTGTTGTAGTTGATATTGATGATCCACTGAAACTAGGAAGAATGAAAGTTAGATGTTTCGGTTTTCATTCATTGGATCCTACCGTGATGCCAAAAGAGCATTTACCTTGGGCAGAACCTATTCTTCCTGTTAATCAAAGACAATCAAGTCTAGATGTGAATCATGGTGATTGGGTTGTTGGCTTTTTTATGGATGGAAGATATGCACAAAAGCCTGTAATTTACGGAGTATTTAATGGTCTAAAAAACGGTAATGGTACCGACGAATTAACTCCTCAACAGTTAGAAAAACTTCCTCAATATGCACAGAATATTATTTTGAGTGAAGAAAGTAAACCTACAGGACCCAGATTAGCCTATACAGTAGTTGGAAGTACCATTTCATTAAATAATAAGAGAAGAGAACACGTTTGTGATGTTTCTTTGCCTATGAGGAGGGCTGCTGAGTGGGTTCGTTTGAAGTTTAGTGAATTCATGAAAATTATTCGCGAGGGAATACGCGCTGCATTGAAAGCATTAGGATTTAGCCCAGACGGAACTTCAGCTAGATTGAAAGAGATAGCACAGGCTGTAACGAGGGAAGCAAAACAAATACAAAAGTTTCTTAAACAGGTAAATAGTGCGATTGAAATTTTCAATGCTTATGTTGCACAAGTTAATCAAATGATTGAATGGATACTTTCTCTACCCGAAAAACTGTTAGCACTTCTAGTAGGTTGCTTAGAAAACTTGAGACGTTCTTTAGCGATAGGATTTTCTGAGTTGTTTTCAACTCAAGGTTCTTCTTCCGATTTATCTGCATTTACTGAAGCAGCCAAAGAGATTCAAAACACATTAGGTGCTGCTGTGCAAACTGCTAGCAACGCCGCTGCTGCGGCTGCAAATGCTGCTGCAACAGCACAAACTGTATCATCAGTAACTTCTAGGACATTTAAGATATAAAAAATGGCTACTAAACCAGAAAAAGATTATTCTTGGACAGAACCGGAGTCTGAGGTTAATGATGCTAATCCTCCAGATTATCCTTATAGTCATGTGACAGTTACGAAATCTGGGCATTCATTTGAAATGGATGACTCTAAAAATCGTGAAAGAATACGCTTGCAACATGGTGGTGCAAAAACTGGTGGTGTAGGTACATTTTTTGAAATGCAGTCCAATGGGGATATGATAACAAAAGTTGTAGGTGATAATTATGAAATCGTCGCAGGAAAAAATAATGTTCTCATAAAAGGCGTCTGCAACATAACTATCGAAGGTGATTCGGTCGTTCATGTGAAAGGTGATAAGTATGAGAGAGTTGATGGTAATTATTACAGAGAGGTGCGAGGAGATTTTATACAAACCGTAGTGGGAGAATCTACGTTCCAATCTTTAGGTGATACTTCTATAAATTCTGGAGATCCAAATTCAATTCTTCCAAATGGCGTCATAAATTTGAGAGCAGGCGATATTACATACGTCGATAGTGATTTATTGGTTGCCGGATCAGCTACAGCCGATATGCTTACTGCGATAACAAAAGTCAATGGTGGTACACAAGTGACTGCTGGACCTTTAGGATTTGTATCTGAGTCTGGTGGGTTAGCTCTTGGATTACCCGTAGCAACACCTTTAACAGTTGATGCAGCCACCGCAGTTAAATCTCCTTTGATTATAGGAACAGTTGTTAGAGATGCTACAGGAACAATGACAACAATGAGATTGCAATATAATTTACATACGCACATTGCACCTAAAGGCAAAACTTCAACACCACTTAAAAAGATGATTTGAGAAAATAAATGGCAACGGCTAATGTACTTTATGGTAGACTAGGTTTCGATTTCGACACCACGAAATTCGGTGATGCAATCAATCTGAGTGATGGAACAAAAGAATTTTTAAATACGCAACCTATAGTTTTGTCTGATTGGCAAATATCAGATTTAGCTAATTCTAATGTTGCAACTTCTACAAATTACTATAGAAATCCTGTTCTAAATGTTTCAAATGCATTAAAACAAAGTGTACAGAATCTAAGCAATGTTATTCTAACGATAGAATTTTATGATGATGTACAAGCAATTTCACCTGCAAGTAATGTTGTTTCTCTTAGTGCGAATCTGATTCTAGAAATAGATCAATTCATTTCACACACCAATAACGTTTCTGGTGTAAATGTCAGTTCTCCGACTGCAATTGAAAATACCGAAATTGTTTTGGAGTATCCTGATTATGAAAAAGTAATTGATTTGGGTCGCAATTTAGTTATGTTATTAAAAGCAACTGATGACAGAGAAGACGCTTCTCCAGTTTTAGCATCGATGACGAGCATATTCATCGAGTCTGATATTGCAAACACGAACACATTGGTTGTTTCTGATTTTAATTCTATCAATAATAGCACGAGACTTGTTGCCAGTAATGTATACTCAAATATTTCTGCCACAACAGTAAATGCTGTTTTTTCACGCATTCAAACAGCAAACACTTTGATAGGTGGAAGAAGAGAGCATGACTGGAATTTTTACAGAGAAGGATTGTCATTATTGAATGATTATGACAAGGTTTCTAAACTGGAAGATGTTGGAACAACACAAGATTATTTGATTAAAAATTATATCGGTACTGAATCTTACATAAACAAACTTTCGGCAAATAACTAATAAATAAGACATGGCAACGATAGTCGCACAAACAACTAGAAAATATAAAGACTTAGACTTGTCTTTTACCGCACATCCTATAAAAAAGGATGTGAATAAGCATGTTGATGACTTAGCGGTCATTAATTCAGTTAAAAATTTAATTTTAACTAATCATTATGAGAGACTTTTTAGACCTGAAATCG